TTTATCAGGGTTCTAGCGTGTAAAAATAAATGATAAATAATTTGTTTGGGGCTTGACACTATACGGCTTTCCGTACATAGTGGTAATTATACAGCGCATTACTAACCACAAAAAAATAAAAAAAAAATGAAAACAGAAATTACTATAACCTCTAAGAGCGGAACCTACAAAATAACAACAGCCCAAGCAAAGGAGTATTCACAAGAAGCCGAGAAATTCTGCTATGTTGTTGACACTTACGGGTTGCTCAACAGCCAAGACAGACTGATTGCTAAAATAGAAAAAGCATTAAATTTCCTCGCCTCCTAACTAACCAAAAACTAACCAAAAAATACAAATAAGATGAAAAATAGAATATACACAACAGCGGGCGGCATGACAGGATACAAGCAAATTGAGATAGCTAATAATGTTAGAATGGATATAGCTAAAGCTAATGCGATATGTAAGGGATATGCTTTTCTCGCTAATTACTTTGCAAGCACAGGGATAAGCCCCAAAAATTCACCTTGGGAAATAGCAGAGGGCGATGTAGTTCTTGCTTCTTACAGAAACACAGAGGATATGCAAGAGATGTCAAATTTAGTAACTACTGCAAGACGCAAACAACTTGACCAAGCGATTGCTTCACTTAATTAAAATGAGCAATATAGGATTTGTAGTAGTTGGATACTCAAGAATTAATAGAGCCCCCCTGTATTTAGGGGCGGGCTCTACGATTTCCCAAACTAAGAAAGATGCGTATGGCGTAAATACCACTTTTAGAAAGATGGAGAAATTGGGACACCAAATGCAAGAAGTTACAGAAGACGATGAAGGCACTGATGCATATGATTTCTGCGTTCGTACTATAGAGGAAAGAGCAGAAGCCGCCGCCGAACAAGATTCACTAAATAACGCCAACTGTTAGGATAATTATGAGTACAAAAGTAAAAACGATAGCCGACAAAGCCCCAACACTTGAAGAGTGCCAAGAGTTTGTCGGTGGATTAATAGCGATAGTGCCACTAATGGACGGCAGTCAAATGATAGTAAATGAAGATGGTTTGCTCTTGAAGTTGCCATACAACGATAAGGCTTCTCAGATTGCGGGTCAGGATTTAGTTGGCAATGCACTTGTCTTACGGGGCGATGCAAGATTGACATAAAAGGTGTCAGCAAAGTGGCAGCACGATTGTGCTGCTCACTGTTTATCAGGATAAAAATTAGCCTTCCAAGCTGGTATCGACGGTTCGATCCCGTCTGCCCGCACCATTTCTATCAGCGTTAAAACTACTTAACACGACAAGAGAATTGACAAAGCGATGCAAAATGTGTCAGCAAAGTGTCAGCAGATGGCGATACGAAAAGATACACAACGAGACTCTTGGGTTGCTGATTATTCAGTAATCAATAACGGAATCAGGAAACGGCAACGAAAGTTTTTTAAATCTAAAGCACAGGCTAAGGCTTTTATTGATTTGCAAAATCAGAGCAAGCTCACTTACGGGCAAGCATCTAGTTTTGATATTGAGGATTATCAGCGGCTGAAAAAATTAGAGCATCTGTTGCTACCTGAGACATCAGGGGTAAAAGCTGAATCATTGGTAAAAAGTTTTATCGAGCACCAAAGATCACAAGTGTGCAAGGAACACCTAGTGAACTTAAGATGCTATCTTAAGAAGTTTATATCATTTTTTCACGGAACAGAGATAATGCGAATTGGCTTATCAGAGTTGGAGGAATTTTTTTCTGCTATCGATTACGCAAATGAGACAAAAAATAATGTAAGAAGATCGCTTTATACGATGTTTGAATTTGCCAAAACGAAAAAGCAAATCAAAGACAATCCTATTGCTGATCTCTCAATGTTTGTTATCGAGCCAAGACCTATCGAATTTATATCCGTAGAGGACACAGAAACGCTCTTAAGACATCTACAGGAAAGTAGACCGCAATTGATACCTCGCATCGCTTTAAGGGCTTTTGCGGGGATGCGGACAGAACACACGGCAAGATTGACTTGGGATAATATAAATTTTGAAGAGCGAGGTATCAGAATAGAGGCACAGGGAAAGGCACGGGCATCTTTCTTGGAGGGGCATCCGCCGAACTTATGGGGATGGCTAGAAAGATATAAGTCTCAGCCCCTCTTGACAAAAGATACCAAGGCACTTCGTGCTGAAGTTCAAAAGATTAAGATGCAAATACCAAGAAACGGATTACGCCACGGGTTCGCGACATATCATATTGCTAAATACAGGGATGCGGGGCTTACCCAATTGTTAATGCAACATCAAGGGAACAGTAGGGTGCTGTGGAATAAATATCGAGGAGTAACATCCCGAACCGAGGCTAATCGCTTTTTCTCGATACAGCCTTGATTGGCAGAACAACAAAAGGCTCCCCCCTTTTAGATACCTCAATCCTTGCTATGTGAGATATATACTCACTGAAGGACATTCGAAGCTCATCAGCCCTGTCCTGAATTTTAGCAATCAACTCAGGGTCGAAGCTAATCGACTTCGGGACGCATATCCTACCCGTTGTTTTCTTCCGCATTTATCTCTGTTAGTACTTTGAAAATCGGGCTTACATTTCCTGTATCAATATACAGGACGGCTCCTTCAATCAGCCATCTATAAACTTGCGGCAACGAATCGGTGTTCGTCTGCCTTTGGTATTTTTTTAATCTTTCAGCAATTTCTTCTGAAAGGGTTACATTCATCCGTGTATTCATATCTTACCTTATTTTAATTGGGTGCTATATTCTCCCCTTACTACACACTTTCGCACACTGTCAACACTGAATTGATGTTTTTTTTATTTTTTATTAATTATGTATATTGTGTTGACTTGTGTAGAAATGTGTAGTGCTGTGCTTAAATGGATGCGGAAAAATTGTACTCAGTGGCTGAAGCCACAAAAAAACTAAAATATAAAAGCCAAACCTCGATTGAAAAATTGATAGGTAAGGGGTTGCTGCGGAAGTTTAGATTTCCACAGAGCCGTAAGATATATGTATTGAAAAGCGAAGTTTCAGAACTGACAAAAGCGATTGAAGTAGTATGAGTGCCGATGCATTGCCTTTGGTTCTGTTCACTGATGAGGTTCGTGACCTACTTCGATACAAAAACACTGAAAGTGTATTGCGGTTAGTCCGTAGAGGATTGTTGAAGCCGATAAGTAATACCAAGCCGTACCGATTCAGTCGGGGCTCAGTGCTTCGGCTAATAAACTAAAACGCCCCACCCCCGAATGATTCAGTGGTGAGGCATAAAATAAGATAAAAATAACATAAGGATAAAAAATGGATGATGTCAAATTATTAACGAAAGCGATGGAAAAGGTTTCTGCCGCACATGATGCCAATGGCGTAAAAGTGGGGGGCGGTAAAAAATACACGATGGTTGTAGATAGGGTAAACGCTCTGCGACAAGTGTACGGATTAGGTGTCGGGATAACTACACACCTGATTGAAAATGATGGCAAGCGTGTGGTGATGAAAGCAGTGATTAAACTTGCGGGTGAAACTGTAGGCTCAGGATACGCGGAAGAGGTCAGGGGCGATAGTAATGTAAACAAGACAAGTGCCCTCGAAAATGCTGAAACTTCAGCGATTGGGCGGGCGTTGGCTTGCATTGGATTGGCGGGTGGTGAGTACGCAAGCGGCGATGAGATGCAAGCAGTTTCACGAAAGAGTGAAGCGATGGGTGATGAGCCCGTGCGGGCAACCAAAAGTTTTGAGCCGCCAAAGGATAAAATTTACTTAGCCGTTCCGTTTGATGAGAAGGCAGATGCGAAGGCGGCGGGTGCTTGGTGGGACGGGGATGCAAAAAAATGGTACACGACACCCGCGAAGATGAACGATGACTTAAAGAAGTATGCTCCCGCAGATGTACAAGATATTGTACCACGGGATAATGGAACAGATGCCTCGCAAAGTGTGGAGGATATGCAGTCAGACTCAATGAGCCCCGAAGAAGATGATGTCCCCTTTTGATAGGGAAAAAGTAGCCGAGATTCTTAGTGGATACGGGAATTGGTTCAACGCTAAATTGCTCAGATTAATTTCTGAAGCGGATGAGGAAAGTCGGGAGAGATTGCACAAAGGATTCCCCGAACAAGTAGAGATAGTACATAAGTACCAAACAAATAAAGATTGGAAAAAATAAATAAGATGGAAAAGTATAAACACGCGATATTCGATATTGAAACAAGTCCGAAGAGTTCAGTTCTTGATGGATTTTTTATGGACACGCCCGTTTTTCGGGAAACTGATGTAAAGGTTGGGAACCTTAAGGATGAAATAAAGATTGCTGCAAAGATTGAGCAAGCAAAGATTGACCACGAAAAGGTGGTGAGTGATTACACTGAGGCTGTGACGAAAAAATGCTGCCTTGATGCAGATTATGGTCATGTCGTAGCAATTGGCGTGATGTACCTAGATGAAGGGATGAAGCCGACTAGGACTGATATACTGTCAGGCACTGAGGATGGGGAGGCAACGATGCTACAGGGCTTTTGGCGGGCTTTTGAAAAGATAAGAGGTTCGTATGGTCAGATGTTCGGGTGGAATATACAAAGCTTTGATTTACCATTCCTGATTAAAAGGAGTTGGCATTTAGGGGTAGAAGTTCCTAGCGATGCGGTAGATAAATATAGATTCTTCCACCCTGTTTTTATTGACCTGATGAAAGTTTATACTTTTGGGGGTTTTGGGAAGGATGCTTACTGTAAGTTAGAGAAAGCTTGCACAGCTTTTGGATTTATTCAGCCCGAAGGATTGAAAGTCACGGGTGAGATATTTTGGAGAGAGTGGGCAAGTGGTGATGCAGCACGGATGAAGGAGGCGAAGAGGTATTTACAGAATGATTTAGATATGACTCTTGCTGTTGCTTGTGGGATTCACCCGCCGCCAAAGAAAGAGATTCCAAAGGAACACACTGAAGATGCATTCGGAGGTGATTTACTATGATTCACGAAAACAGCAAGAGAAGCTTGAGCGATGTACAGGAAAAGGTTGGTGGGCGTTGCCAATTGATTCTCGATTGCTTGAGAAAAAATAGTCGTGGCATGAGCGATAGGGATATTATGATGGACTTAAGCTTTACAGACCCCAACGCGGTTCGTCCAAGGGTTACAGAATTGATTAAACGCGGGATGGTGGAAGAGTGCCTCAACTCTGCACAGTGTGCGATTACGGGGCGGCGTGTGAGGTTAGTTAGATTAGTTGGTAAAGGTCAGGGGACTTTGTCTCTATGAGCAAGAGAAGATTTACTGATACAGGCAAATGGACTCAAGTTTGGTTTCGGGGATTGGCTCCCGATGCCAAGCTTGTGTTCCTCTACCTTCTAGATAACTGCGATGATGGAGGCTTTTGGGAAATTGATAACGATAGCGTGAGTTTTTATACAGGGCTCAGTAATGATAAAGTTATTGATGCACTAGCCTCACTGTTAGATGTGCAGCGGATTGAGCCTTTGCAAGGATATTTCTTTATTAGGAAGTTTTGTAAATACCAATACCCGAATGGGATAAAGCGAGGATTCAACCCGCACAAAAGTGTGTTTCGTTCATTGGATAAACATAAAATAAAGGTAAAAGATATATTTAATTCTGAAGCCTTGCCCAAGGCTTGCCCAACCAAACAAGATAAAGAACTAGAACTAGAACTAGAATTAGATAAAGAATTAGAATTAGATAAGGAACTAGACAAGGGGATTTTAAGGGGGAGAAGAAATGGCAGAAACAACTGAGATAGCTGAGTTTAGTGATAGGACTATCGAAGTAACTTGCTCGATTACAGGCAAGCCCTTTACAGTCAAGCAATATAGATGGGGAGGGATGTGGTGTCCTAACCCTGATGAATGGACTCACCCCGATGAGCAAGATAGATTAATTGCTGAAGAAAAGAAGGCGAAGCTTGAGATGGAGGATAAGGCAAGGGCTGACCTTACGAATAAATGGATTGAGGATAATGTGCCCAAGGCTTTAAGGGAGACAGACCCTAACCACGATAGTCTTGATAGGGAGAGCTACAGGAAAGCGATTGATTGGCGGTACAAAGGTCGAGGCTTGGTGTTAGATGGTAAGATTCGTAAGGGTAAGACACGGGCGATGTACCAAATAGCGATGAGGTTCGCACAGCGTGGGATTATGCCCGTGATAAAAACTGCGGAACAGATGCATAGGGATTTGGTCACGGCGATAATGAAAGACCAAGCCGAGCACGAGCATAAGATGGCGATTTATGCTGACTGCGAAATTCTGTTTATTGATGACCTTGGTAAGGAGGTCGTATCAAAAAGGACACAGTCTGATTTCTTTGAGATTGTTTCTCAGCGGTGTGATATGGAAAAGCCTATGGTGATAACAAGTAACTTTACTAAAAGCACTTTGGTTAATAGATACCCCGATAGAGTTAGTGCTGAAAGTATGTACGAACGCATCAGAGAAACTTGCGATTCAATTAAGTTTCGATGAAAGCACTAGAAGCACCTTGGCGATGGGTTTGTGATTCCTCAAGTAAAGGGGAGGCACATCTAATTGATTTACTTGGAGAGAGCGGCAATGGAGAGTGTAGCTGCAAGGATTTTCAAATTAGGAGAAGACCCAAGCTGAGAGATGGACACGCATCAAGTCGATTTACTAGATGTAAGCATATCGATCTCGCAAGAGAGCTCGCCCTTAACATGATCATTGATGCACACAGAACTAGTTAAAGAGTTCTTCATTGATTGCCTCCCGCCCAAGACTACGCATCAGGCATCACTGCGTATCTTCAAGACCAAGGCGGGGCGGCAATTTGTGGGGCGAGATAATAAAGGGAGAAGCGTAGCACGAATGCTTGAATCTTTACTTATCCCTTACCGCCCTACTCACTTAATCGATGAGCCTGTTCTACTGACAGTTCGTTACTACTACCCGTATCGAAAATCAGAACCCAAGAAGAATCGCAATGCACTTATCCCGCACACATCAAAGCCTGATGCTGATAATATCCTTAAGGGGTATATCGATGCGATGACACGGGCGGGCTTTTGGAAAGATGATAATATCGTTTTCCGTATAAATTTTGAAAAATATTTTGATAAACGAAGTGGGATATACACAGGAATCTCAGTGTTCAAAGGGTGGTTAGGGGAATAAATTATTTTTAAAATAAGTGTTGACACTATGCGGTATCCCGTACATAGTTATCTACATGGAACACATTATTTCTTTTTACTCTTTCGCAAACGCCCGCTCTTTCGTAGCTCAAAACTTAGTTTCTACAAACGATGAAAATGTTTTAGAAATTGGTCAGAGTTACATTCGTGTAACTGACAGCTTTTTGAATGAAGCCGATTGGTCAAACTCCCACCATGTATACCAAATTAACCCCGCCGCTTAAGGGGTAACTTTTCCAAACACTAACCACAAAAAAAATAAGATGAATTATATAAAATTACTAAAAGAGCTTGAAGAGCTCACAAAATGGAACGACCACACGAACGCACGATTAACTTTAGTCAATGCACTGATTTCATTTATAGATAATAAAATTGATGCGGGGCTCAAAACTTACGACCCAAATTTTAAGCCCGTAAAGCTTGATGGTTTGCTGTTACTTCGCAAGTCTTACGATTTAGTGAGAAAGCAGCAAGCTTTCGATGGCTACTTAAAAAAGGAGTCAAGTAATTTACGCGATGAGGCTGATGACATTCTTTACATGATTGCAACCAAGCTGCACCCGATTCAAGCCCCAACCCTTTTAGGAGCACTTTAAGATGAGCGGTGCGAGAACTTCAGCAAATAACTTCACCCGCACGATTATGGCGGCTTGCAATAACTTTGCATTGGTAGGAGTTAAAAACATATTACAGGACGGCGATAAAAATTGGATTCGTGTCAGTTTTAAGGGCTCCCGTAAGTGTAACACGATGACAGTTAAACTGAACGGCTTAGATTTACTTGATGTCGAGTTCGGCAAGCTAGTAAATAAACGAGTCAAGGATTCCGTAATTGGAATAAAGATGCCCGTGATAGAAACCAAGGCAAAGCACGATTCGATATATATTGATATGCTCAGAGAGATATTTGAACAGGAAACAGGATTATACCTGACTTTCTAAAGCTAACCACAAAACAAATAAGATAAAATGATTATACATAACTTCTACGATAGAGGCATTCACAGCCAAGAAAAACTTGATGGCAATGACCCACAGATTGAAAGGTCAACTAGGCGATTTCTTTTTGTCTACGGGACATTAAAAAAAGGAGGCAGTAATAATTTATTACTAAAAGATGCTAAATTTGAAGGTGAGGCACAAACTTTAGCACCTAGGGCGATGATGGATGGGGGGATTCCCTTCTTGGTGAAAAGTAAAACATACTATGATAGAAATTTAGATTTAAATTATGCTGCCCATGTTACGGGACACATATTTGATATTTCTAAATATAACCTTGCCGATTGTGATAGTTTAGAGGGTCACCCAAATTGGTACAGGCGGGAAATTGATTATTTCACGCTTGGATGTCAGATGGTTTCTGCCTATGTTTATTACTTAAACCCCGATAGACTTAAATGGCACAATGATTTACCTTTGATTTCTGCTCCTGTGGTTAGTGAGTGGCGAAGCAAGCGATACGCTTGATAAAACTAAGCCCCCGAAAGGGGGCTTTTTTTTGGTCATCTTTTATATCGATATACGGCGATTAAAATAAGAAACTTTTTTCTTTTTTTTTAAAACTATTTTTTCACCGATGGTATCATATAGGCTGAAACCCTGATGAATACTGACTTTCCTATCGTTGATATTTTTTTTAAAAACTTTGTTTAAATGTTGACACTATACGGTCTCCCGTACATACTGAGCTTAGTTTTACTTAATTATTCACTAACCAAATATTAAAAAAATATGAAAACCGCAGAACAAATTACCGCCGCAATTAAAAACGCCACTTTTGGAATTGAGCTTGAGACTTTGATGCCTCGCTCTAAAGCCGCCGAATTGGGGCTTGTATTAAATTCCTCAAATTGGAGCCGCCCGATTAACCTTGGGAGTTTTGGTTTTCCTTTATGGGAAGCCAAGTACGATAGCACGATTACGGGAGTGAGTGGAATGCAAGGAATTGAGTTTGTTAGTAAGCCTCTTAAGGGCGATGAGGGAATTAAGGACATGATTCGCTTCACACAGTGGCTCAATGATAATGAGGTAACTGTAAACAGTAAATGTGGATGTCACATACATTTGGGAATAGGTTCAGTGACTGAAGGGCTCACCTCCGATGAAGTTATTCAATTTGTCATTAACATGACCAAAGCCGCCAACAAATTGAAAGGTGCGATTTTCGCACAGTGCGGCAGTGCAAACCGCTTTTTCCGTAACACTTGGGGCAAGCCTTTACAGGCACAGCACAAAGCGAGAATAAACAACGCCGACAAGGATAGAAATATTCCTGATTTAGGCGACCGCTACATGATGATTAATACTCAACCCTCGATGGCTGCGGGTCGTGGTAGAACAGCGGGCAAGGTAACGATTGAGTTTAGGGCTTTCTGCGGTACAACTAACGCCGACAAGATTCTTACTCACCTTTACACAGTGTTTGCTTGTGCAACGCTTGCCCTAGGTTCAAAGTCGATTTCATGGACAAATGGTCGTAACGCTACAGCCGATAAAGCTGATAAGCAACTCAACTCACTGTTCAATGGCAAGTGGGGATTCCTTTCTGTTCTACCTACGATGCAAGCCCGTCAACGCAAGTTCAAGAAGGTTGCCCGTGCGATGGCTGCGAAGTTCACCAATAAGGTGAACCGCATGATAACTAACGGCTCACTAAGTCATGCAACAATTGAGCGCTTGAGCGCTTAATTGTTAACCGATAACAATTCTTAACAGGAGATAAAATAAGATGTGTGTGATAATATATTGTAAGAAAGGCGGCAACCGCCCGACAGAAAAAGTTCTTAAGAAATGCGAGCGGGCAAACCCGCACGGGATAGGAGTTGCCTACCAACGGGAAGGCTCCGATATGTACACGATTGCAAAAGGCATAGGCTTCAAAACTTTGATTCAAATAATGAACAGGCATGACGGAGAAATTGGGATTCACTTCCGATATGCAACTGTAGGGGGCAAGACAAAAGAACTTTGCCACCCCTTCCCTACCACGCCGAAGGTAGAAACATGGCTTGATTATGAAAGTAATGCGATTCTGTTTAGTAATGGGACTTGGGCAAATTGGGATGAGTCTTATGAAATGCACAGGCAACTTCTTAAGCTGAAAAAATTGGAAGGGCAAATGTCAGATACGCGAGCACTTGCAAAGCTCGTTTCCAAGCACGGCAAAACGGGATTCTTGCGCCATGTAAAAGATACCCACGCAAAGCACGATTTCGTGCGATGCTTAATTATGAAAACTGCAAAGCCCGCAGTGATGACAGGAACATGGCATAAGGTTAACGGCGTGATGTACAGCAATACGCGATGGCAAGTTGCTCCCGCCCGCTCGATTTCTAACTATTGGGGTAAGGCACGAATTTCCGATATACTTGGTCAGGCAACACTAGGATAAAAATAATGGAAGTATATTTTAAAGAGTTGACGGACTACGGGAAACCGATTAGTTATTCTGTGATGTCCGATGATAAATTAAGAGTCGATGCTTTGATAGAGCGAGTAAATAAAGTTATTGATGGCGGGGTCAGGATGGCTGACCTCGCAAGATACCTTGGTAAGTCATGGAGTCAGTGTAGCGAATGGGTTAGAACAAAGCGATACACGCCAAACGCAGAAGTAGCCCTCGCGATGCAAGAGTGGTGTGCGATGCATGAACCGATGTTAGGCAAGAGCCTGTCGATGGAGAAAAGAGATGACGGGTCTATTAGGCTTACTATGGATGGCTTAGATTTAAGTGCTCTTGAACAAGAGCTTTGGTTTGAAAACCATTCGATGAGGCAATTACTAGGGGCTAAATTATAGCCCCTTTTTTTACATCTGATTATTAACTGTTAACAACTGATAACAATATGAAGAATCTTGGTTTAATCCAAATCGTAAATCACCACTCAAGGGAAAGAGAGGCAAAAGCGATGGCGATGCTTTTGGAGCGTGAGTCAGATGAGCCTGTCGAGCAAGTTGTTGATTATGATACTTGGGGCGTGTGGAAGACCTACAGAAAGGCTTTTGATACGCCAAACAATAAAGAGTGGCGGTTGATACTACAGGACGATGTCAGCTTCTCTTGTGGCTTATTGGAAAACATCGATGAGATTCTTAATTTTGTGCCTCAAAAAACTTGGATGAGTTTTTACTGTCCTACTAATGGCAGTTTCAAGGAATGCTATCAGATGGGATGCCATGTATTGAAAAGCCCATCAAACTTTTCTTGTCTTTGCATGGCGATGAGGGAATCAGATATTTCTGCATTTAGAAAGTGGGAGCTTTCATCAGGATACCCCGAAGACCAAATATCTGAAGATGCACGAATGAAAACTTTCAACCTAGATGAAGGGCATTTAGTTTACACTATCGTTCCATCTCTTACTCAGCATCTTGGGGCTTATCGTTCAACTTTAGGAACCAATGGAAAAGTTGGGAAGTTCCATCGTAATTCTTTTTGTTATGAGCCTGATTTCGATGTTCAATCAGTTGATTGGAAAGATGCAATGAGTAAGCCCTACAAATGTAAGGCGGGCAACGGGAAGGTGCATCGATATGTTTAAGGACAAAAGTTACGGCGTGAAACTGAATCGTAAGGATTCAGTTCTCACTATTGAGTATGTTGAGGGACTGAGCATCAAACCTAATCAATATAATCCCAATACGCACTCTGCTAGGTCGTTTGATTTATTACTAAGGTCTATAGCACTGTTTGGATTTACACAGCCTATCATTGCCCACAGGCAAACAAGAGAAATTATTGATGGTGAGCATAGATGGAGGGCTTCATGTGTTTTAGGAATCGAAAAGGTTCCTGTATGTTTTATCGACTTAACAGAAGAGGAAATGAGAATCGCAACCTTGATGCATAATGAGGCAAGAGGAAAGCACTCTAAGAAATTACGGGATAAAATGGGAAAGTTTTTAGAAACTAAAGGAATCGAACTAGATCAGGAAATGTTAAAATCAAGAGAGAATGCTAAAATTGTATGTTTAAAACAATAATCAGAAGTTGCGAGGGACGGGAAAAGTTTGCGGAATACTTGATGGGTAAGCTCGCCCCGTTAGTTCCTTACATAATCGTAGATGATACGGGAAATGCTATGAACTGCTTTAGGCAAGCTCTAGATATAGCAAAAGATTCACCCGCTTTACATATGGAGGATGATATAATTCTCACTGAAGGCTTTTGTGAGAAGGTAAAGACCGAAATCGAAAAGCATCCCGATCAAGTAATTCAATTCTTTAGTATTAGGAAAAAGGATTTAACTGAAGGAACTAGACTTGAGTCAGGTGGGAAGTTTTTGATGGGTCAGTGTTTTTACTTGCCCGCAGGTTTATCGATGGCAATCAAAGCTTACTTGCCTAGTTGGAAGGGAATCAAGGAGCATCCTACGGGATTAGATTCTATGGTTATGGATTACTTAAAGGTAACAAAGCGTAAATATATACATTTTGTCCCATCCTTGGTTCAGCATAGAGAAGTTAAATCAATGATTGACCCGCGTAGAAGCTCAAAGAGGCAATCACCAACCTTCATTAATCCCGATTTATGAATCAAGGAACTAGTGGAAACTACCCGCCGATTTCTTATGATGAAATGCTAAGGGCATCAGAGTTATTTTGGAGTAAAAATAAACTAGCCGTAGATAGTAACGGAAAAACTTACAGGACTAATATTCCAAGGAAAGCCCCGCAAGATAATTTTAATTATAAAAGTAGAAAGAAAAGATATGAAGGTAAATTGCAGTTACAAAAAGCTCATCGTAATTGAAGAGCTCAAGCCAAATCCTGATAACCCAAATAGGCATAGTAATGAGCAGATAGAAAAGCTTGCAGCCGTAATTAATTATCAAGGGTGGCGAGCCCCTATCGTGGTATCTAACCTATCAGGTTATATCGTAAAAGGACATGGGAGATTAATGGCAGCAGAGAAGGCGGGATATAAAAAAGTTCCTGTTGATTTCCAAGATTACGATTCATTGGAGCAAGAAAAGGCTGACCTAATCGCTGACAACAGATTAGCAGAGTTATCAGAATGGAATGACCTAAAGCTCAACGATATGTTGGCAGAACTTAATAAAAGTGAAAATCTCGACATCGAACTGTCAGGATATTCAGCAGATGAGTTTAGTGGTTTGGCAGAAGGTCTATTTAATCCAAATGAATCTCCATCTGCGGCACACGGCGAGGTGACTCAAGTTCAGATCGATGCCACAGGCAGAAGCTTGGATGGGCAGTTCCAAGGAAAAGATAGCCATCTTGTAAATGTGACTTGCCCGCACTGTGGTGATGATTTTTCTGTAAGTATGCGGGAATCTAGTTGACTAAGTACGGGAACCCGTACATTATAAAGGAATGAAACAATATTTCACCAATAGGAAAGCAAGAACAGAACTAATAGAACTTTTCAATGAGGCTTCAGCAGAGCTAGCTATTGATTACAGCTTCCTAGAACAGGGTGACTTTTATACGGCTTTCAAGCTGAGAAATAAATATATTGGTTTTATAATGGTAAAGATGGAGCCGTTTTCCGATGCGGAAATACTTTTCTCTTTTGTCACTAGAAACGCCCGCCATAAGGGGCACTACACGGAGATGCTTAAGCGAACTCGCGAAAGAATAGTAAAAAAACTTGATGGCGAACCCTACGGCATAATTGTAAGCAACCCTACAGTTTCCTATTTGCACGAAGCTAGAGGTGCGGTGAGAAATGAAGATGGCAAGCTTAGGTATGACTTGCCCGCGATACAGCAAAGCGAAAAGAGGCTAATTGATGACCGCCCCGCAATACAGCAAGCTAACCGCGATAGCCCAACTTACAAAAGGGTTAAGGCTGATGCATGGTCGGTCTTAGCTGATGCACCTTGGAGTGGTGGCGGTTGGGGTTATAACCCGCACCAATACACAGCAAAAAGAAATTGGGAAGAGAAAGACAAGTTCCATGAGATGGTTGAGTTTTTACAGAACTATGGTGAACGAGTTCGATACGGGCGAGAAATGTATGATGTTGTATTCTTTGATACTCACAGGGTGTGGAATTGCTCACTGATAGAGCACCCCTTTGAGGTTTCCATAATTAACCGCAAACCTATAGCCGCCCGATGAGAAGTTATTTGACTAGTAATGTATTTGATGCGTCACTTGCTAGGCTGCGATACATATTTGATGAGTTCAAGAATGTAGTTGTTGGATTCTCAGGTGGTAAAGATTCAACTGTAACTTTAAATATGGCATTACAAGTGGCACGGGAGAAAAACCGATTACCTCTTACTGTGATGTTCTTAGATCAAGAAGCTGAGTGGCAGACTGTTATTGATTACATTCGAGTTATTATGTCGAATCCCGAAATCAATGCTCATTGGTTACAAGTTCCGATCAAGTTATTTAATGCGGCATCAATGAATCAACCTTGGCTGTACTGTTGGGCAGAAGGTGCAAAATGGATGAGGGAAAGAGAGCCAAATTCAATTCAATCAAATGACTACGGAACGGATCGATTTACTAAGATGTTTGGTGCATACATGAAGAAACACTTTGGAGATGAGCCTTGTGCGTTACTAGGTGGCGTAAGGGCTGAAGAATCACCCGCAAGAAGAACGGCACTGACTCAGAATGTCACATACAAACACATCACCTATGGTAAAACATATTGTAAGAAAAGGAATCATTATACTTTTTACCCCTTTTATGATTGGGCTCTTTCTGATGTGTGGAAGGCAATAAATGATAATGGATGGGAATACTGTAAGATTTACGACTACTATTATCAGCATGGATTACCCGCTCACAAAATGAGAGTATCCAATCTTCACCATGAAACAGCAGTTGACCAATTGTTTTACTTACAGGAAATCGAGGGTGGAACTTGGAACAGACTCACACAGCGATTAGAGGGAATATCACAAGCGAGGCATTTCAAGAAAACTGAGATGTTTAGAGTGGAAGAACTCCCCTTCATGTTTAGGAGTTGGAGGGAATATCGTGACCATCTAGTTGAGAATTTAGTAAGCGATGACAAGCGTGATGTCTTTATTGCTCGATTTAAGAAAATGGAAGCAATGTATGAAGGTATGGCGAACGATTGGGAGATGTACAAAACTCACATCTTGTGCGTACTGAGGAATGATTACGAATTTACTACTTTAGGCAATTTCCTTGCCCGCCCCGAAAGTATTAATTTTCACAAATGGAGGAAAGGGGTCGAAATAGAGTGGAATCGACCTGAGAGAGACTTACGCTTCATCCCGCATCAAAAACGCCCAAAAACAGCCTAAATGGATAAAGAAACAATCACAGAGCAACTAAAGGGAAGTTCTACAGTTGAAAAAATAGAATTACTTGAATCAATAAGAGAAATACTTCACGAAGAGAGCCCATTGATGGAACAGCCAATCGATAGAGTACGATGGGTTAATATTGAGCTCGTTGAGGCTAATAATTACAATCCAAACAGTGTTGCGTCAAAAGAGATGCAATTACTATATACCTCGATTAAGCATGACGGATATACTCAGCCAATAGTTACGATATATGACACAGAGAGAAAGAAATTCGTAATTATTGACGGCTTTCATCGATATTACACTGCTAAATCAAACAAAGATATTCTAGAGCGTAATCACGGAAAACTGCCAATTGTAGTTTTGAAAAAGGATATAAATGAACGCATGGCGGCGACAGTTAGACACAATCGAGCAAGGGGAAGCCATTCAATACAAGGAATGAGCCAAATGGTTTTTAAAATGCTAGACAATGGATGGGAGGATTCAGCTATATGTAATCACTTAGGAATGGAGCCCGAAGAGTTGCTGAGGCTAAAACATATAACAGGATTCTCGAAACTATTTGAAGATGTGGAATACCAACAAGCGTGGGTAAGCAAGAAGCAAATCAAGCTCGCAAAAGAGGCTAATCGTCATGTCCAATAGAAAGCCTTTTATTAGTAGGGCAAACCCTGTAGGGGATTGGGGAGAGGCAAAGGTAGAAGATTTATATTATGACGAAACAACAAATCATTGGGAAGACGAGAAGGACAAATCATTTGAGCTATTGGGTGATATGTTGGGGGAACTACTACATTGGCTCATTCAAGGCAATCAAGAAGGGGTTGACTATAGGATGCTTGTTTTTCGTAAAACCATTGCTTTCGTTTGGTGTATCCGTCCTGACCTATTGGGAAATAAGAGTCTTAGGAATCTTGCCAAATGCAAAGGAATTGACATCAGCGTTGCATCGTTATCACGACACACGGCACAGATTACAAAAGACTTTGGGCGGTTACATAGCGGACACAAAACAGAATCAGCAAGGAAGAAGTATGCTAAGGCAAGCAGAGATAGACACGCTCAAAAAGCTAAGTTGGGGAGAAAGCTATAACCCCCCTCGCAATTTAAGGTAATGATCAAACACCCAAGAAAGAAGCCTAGCAAACTTGATGTTAATGGACTGCCATTTCTGTCAGAACTAAGCCCCGAAGATAGGGCTACAAGAATCAAGGGAGAAGCAATAAAGAAAGCATCACAACTTCTTGCCTTACTATCAGGAGAAGCAGAGTTATCAGAGTATGACAAGAAGCTAGGCTATGTTACAGTAGAGCTTACATCTTTATTACTAGCTAACCAACTTGCTTATGCTATGAAATTATTGATAAGGGAACCTTTAATTATTGAAGATGCACAGGTAGGAACGAAGTGGGAGCACACCCTTTTTGCACGAGATGAAAAAAAGCCAATGTCCCATGAAATTGATGGCAAGGCGCGCGCGTAGGGTGAGACATCATTGGACACGGAATCTAATATGAATGAAGAAGAAGAAGAAGAATCAGGAATTTCATCTGACCTTTTGGATGCGGCTGAAAAAAAGGTTAAAGAAAATATTATCAAAAAAATCCGTGATGGTCATGTCCCAACCGATTCGCAACTCGCACGGCTTTATGGTTCATCCACTCGTTATATCAAAACAAAAGTTAAGCTTGCCGAGGTTATGGGCGTTGATCGCAAAACGATTACTCGTTGGGGTGAAGATAAAACTTTTCCCAATGCTATGTCGGATGGTCGTTGGGATGTTGTGGCTATTAGAGATTGGCGTGAGCGTAAGCGTAAAGCTACTGATGGAACTGTTGAGGAACAATCAAAAGCTGAAGGTGAAGCTCGAAGAGTTTGGCTACAAGTGCAGAAACTTGAACACGATTTAGAAATTGCTACAGGAAGTTATATGTCAGTCGATGAAGTGAAATCAGAAGTTGCCCGCATGGTGCAAACTGCAAGAACCGCGTTTCTCGCTTTGCCTGACAAGTTAGCCCCTATCGTTATAGGAATGAAGACGACTGAGGCACACGCACGGATGCGAGAAGAAATTGATTACTGTATGGGATTAATTAACAAAGGATGAAGCGTTGGGTTTTTGCTACGGACTTACACGGGGATAACCAAGACCCCGATGCGGTTGGGGCTCTGCATTACTTTGTTAAGAAGTTCAAGCCTGATATAAGAATTTTTGGAGGTGACTTATTTGACTTTAGACCACTACGCCGCAATGGATCGAAGGGAGAGCAAGGGGAGTCTATGGCGGCAGATGTTGAGGCGGGGATGGAGTTTCTTAAAAGATTTAAACCAAATGTATTTTTGAGAGGCAACCACGATGAGAGAATCTATGATATTGAAAAGTTGTGCCGAAAGTTAAAGTGCAAGATGTACCCTTACGATGTTAATAAGGGAGTCTACCAACTTGGGAAGATGAAGTTTATTCATGGATTTCATGCGGGAGTAAATGCAGCCCGTCAACACGCCTTAGTTTACGCAGAAGATGGCGGCTGTGTTTTACACGGGCACACACACTCAATTCAAGCAGCTACAATCGCACGACTAGGAGGAGCCACAGGAAGATCGGTGGGGTGCTTGGCGAGATTAGATATGGAATACTCACGGGCACATACCGCACGGCTTGCCCATTCTCACGGATGGGCTTATGGGCTAACTTGGAATAAGGGTTATGAGGCGTATCAAGCTAGAAAGATTGGGCGGCAGTGGATTTTTGCAACAAGTATAGAAGAATATTATGAGTAATTGGATTCAACATTTAACCGAACATATCCCGCCTGTTAAGCTCACAGAGCCCAAGGGCAAAGGATGGAGAACGATGAAGCAGATTATTGCAGAGTGTGAGTGGGGTATTAATAAAACTAGGGCGATGGTTATGGATGGAGTTAAGGCGGGGAAGATTGAGGTGTTTGGTGGTACACAGCTTAATGCATCAGGAATTAAGACCCGACAAACTTGGTACAAGATTAAGTAATGGTAAGCGTTGTTGAGGAAACTTTTAGATCTGCCTTTGCCCCACCTGATCGCAAGCCCGTTTGGGAATGGGCTCAAGAAAATGTAAAAGTTGATCCAACCTCACCCTTTCAAGGATTGTGGAGAAGTGAGATTAGTCCTTGGGTTCGGGAGTTTATGGATTGCTTTCAAGATATAGAAGTTGAGCAATTGACGATTATGTGTTCGGCACAGTCAGCAAAGACTCAATCTTTAATCTGCGTTTTGGCATGGTGTTTATCTCAAGAGCCCGCCCCTTCGATGTGGGTGACAAGTAACGGAGGGGAGGCAGCTTATTTTATGAAAACAAGATTAATGCCTACTATCCTAGATTGTGCCCCGCTTGCGGATACCTTAGTTCAAGGTAGGGATAAGGTAACTAAGTCACAGGCTAATTTCCACGGGGCATCCTTGAAGGTTACAGGAGCCGCATCTCCAAGTGGATTGCAGTCCAAGCCTGTCCGATGGCTTTTCCTAGATGAAGTTAGAAACTACCCCGAAGGAGCCTTAGAGATGGTTCAGAAAAGAACAAGAGCTTATTGGAACTCTAAAACCTTAATCGTTTCAACGCCTGATAAAGAAAATGACGGGATACATAGAAGCTTCCTAGAAGGAGATCAAAGAACTTTTCATTACCGATGCCCAAACTGTGAGGACTTGATTCCGCTTCAGTGGGGAAATATGAAATGGGCAGATGACTGCAAGAAAGATGGAGCCTATGACTTTGAGAAGCTTAACCCGTCAATTCGATTACAATGCCCTCGCTGTGAGCATGAGATGTATGATACTCCTGATAACAGAAGGCATATCGCAGAAAAGGGAGAGTTCGTAAGACTTAATCCCAAATGCGCGAGAAGTAAGGTTTCGTTTTATTGGAACGCAATCTTGCCGCCGTGGGTAAAGTGGCGGGATTTGGTAGAGGAGTTTTTGTCAGGAATGGCAGCGATGAAAAACGGAAACCCACAGCCCTTAAAGGATTTTATTAACGAATCAGCGGGAGAGCCTTGGAAGGATAGTATGACAGCAGTAGACGATGACACGATTGACGACAGGCGAGACACTTACCGATTAGAGGAGAAATGGGATGAAGAGTATTGCCGATTTATGTCTGTAGATGTTCAAGGAGGAGGAGGATTGCATTATTGGTATGTGATTCGCTCTTTCGCAAAACAAGGAGCCGCATCGAGATTGCATACTTTTGGTAAGGCGTACAGTGAATCTGAGTTGTTGGAGATTTCAAAAGAGCATGGAGTGCCACCGACACGATGCGTAATCGATTGTGGGTGGAATACTGCATCAGTCATAAGGTTCTGCCAAAGATACGGATGGAAGCCTTTTCGTGGAGATGCAGCAAAGCAGTTCACAGTGCGAGATAAAAAGTCAGGGAAAGCAGTCCGACAGATATGGACAGAAAACTATGCCGATGCTGAAATGGGAACAAGATTGCAAGGAATGACAAAAAGGGTAAAGCGATATATGTGGTCGAATGATGCGACTAAAAACATACTTGCAGAACTCATGGCGGGAGGATTAGGAAGATGGACAATTCCAAAAAACACACCGCAAGAATACATTCAACAACTAACAAGTGAGATTCGGGAAGAAAAGAGAGAAGCTAATGGGCGAATATCTTATGTATGGAAACAGACCCGCCGAGATAACCACCTGAGAGATTGCGAGTTAATGATTGTAGTTGCAAGTATTGCGGCGAGGTTAGGGTTAGATGCCACTCCTATTGACATTGAATCTGTTATAGATGAGTAGTTTAGTAAGTCTTGGCAGTAGCGTAAGTATAGGTGCATCAATAGGTGCATCAATAGGGGGAGGCAGTGCCCTTACTTCAATCTCATCACAGCGGGCAGATACGGGCGGGATATATGGGCACTTGACAGAACTTGAGCTTGTGGAGTTAAGGGATCAAGTTGTTTCGTACATCAAATTAGTCCTAAAAGGTGAGAGTATCATTAATGTTTCTATTGGGGGGAAATCTGTATCCAAGAACCTACCTACGATTGAAGAGTTAAAGTCGGAATTAAATGAAATTAAAAACACTCTTAAGGCTTTAGACCCTATCACTTACGGGAAGAAACGCCGTAGGTTTGGGTTCGACCATAGATTTAGAAACTGATGATAAATATATTTAAGAGAAACAAGAAGTACAAAAAGGGCAAGCTGTCGGATCGAAACGCCATGCGAGCGAAAGGTCAACATACTTTCATTGATGGGTTGGGTAGAGGTGATCCTAATCGTCAGAACATACCATACTATTTTAGGCAGAGAGATCCGATTCCAAAATGGGAAAGGGAAGAGCTAATAGAAATGGGCAGATACCTTTATGGAAATGACGGAATCGTAAAGGGAGCAATTGATGATATGGCGAGATTTAGTTTTCCGCTAAAGCCCCAAGCTTGCACAGAGGATTCTGAATGGAACATGGCAGCGGAATACTACTTTGAACATTGGGCAGCAAATGCAGATATTAAAGGTAGATTGCATTACTATGACTTGCAGAGACTCGCATCAATATGTTTAGACAGGGATGGAGATATTGGGATTCTTCATGTAGTTACAGATAATGGCGTGAAGCTTCAGTTGATCGAAAGTGATATTATAAAAGACAAGCCTGATAACAAAGGGGAGTGGGATCAAGGGGTGAAGTATGATAAGCACGGAAGACCAACTGCTTACGCGATTCTTGACGATCCTGACAAGCAAGACTCCTTTCGGGTTGTGCCCGCATCACAAATGCAACTTTTATTTGACCCTGAGAGAGCAGATCAGCAAAGAGGTATCTCTGCAATCTCTCATGCAGTCGCACACATTCGTGACAAAAAGGAAATTTTGGGATACGAGAAGATTGGTGTAAAGAACCTATCAACTTTTAGTGCGGTACTACAGTCCGATTACGATGAAGCTGATGAGGATGCATTTGGATTAGCAGAAGTTGAAGGAGTAGATGCTAATGGGCAACCTACAGAAATTACAGTAAGTCAGATGCAGTCGGGTGAGATACCCGTTTTAAGAAAAGGCGAACAACTTACAGCATTTCAAGGTAATCGCCCTAGTTCTACATTTGAAGGATTCTTAGAGTTTTTAATCAGAGAGTTCGCAGTTGGATTAGGATTACCTTATGAATTTGTTTGGAACACATCTGCATTAACAGGGACATCACAAAGATTTGTAATGGGGAAGGCACAAAGGAAGTTTGAAGAAAGGCAGAGATTGTTTACCCCTTTTGTGAGTAGGACATGGGCGATGGTGATAGCAGAAGGCGTAGAAAGCGGAGAATTGAAACCCGTGGAGGGATGGCAAAGATGCAAGGTGCAACCACCCGCAAAGCTAACGATTGACATAGGTAGAGAGATGGCACAAGAGCGGGAAGATGTGGCAGCGGGATTAATGTCGAAAGCACAACATTTTGGTCAACGCGGATTAGATTGGCAAAGTGAGATAGACCAACAAGCAAAAGAATTTAGTTACATCATGGATAGAGCCGAGAAGTTAGCCGATAAGCATGGATTGCCGAT